GGACGAAATTTACCTCTGAATGCTGTATGAGTTGGCTGAAAATTTTGCATTTGCCTATCCGCAGTCAACATAGCAGGGGAAATATCAACATAAGAAAATTTGTGATATTTCTGACATTCCTCTAAGTGGTTTGCAACCATTCTAGGAACATATACAGGCTTGTTTGCTGGAATTTCCCAAAGATAATCTGCATCTCCTGGATAGAGGGAAAGACTAAATTTGATGGAGTCTCCAGGGCATTCATAATTTTCATAAATGCCTTTTACATACTCCCATGCCCGAGCATGCTCCTTTTTAAGACAGTCTGGAAGCTTTCCCATAGGAGGGGTTAATCTTCTCTTTGGCTCGATATAAGGAATGCCTTCGGAGGCTGCCAATTCCTTTGTAGTCAGCCGTGTCTGTATTTCAGGCTCATTTACAGGCGTCTCAGCGATCTTATCGACAGTAAGACTGTTTAAGTGCTGCTGATGAGCTAGTGTCTCACTCACTAATGATTCGTTGTCTCTTTTCATTTCACCCTCGTTTTTCAGTGTGTAATCGTTACACATTTGGAAAGTCAGTCACATTATACGCTCCAGGAATTTCAATAGGCAAGGTTGGAACCCCTCCTGGAGACAATTTTCCAGTATTTTGATTTCCGCAAACTAGCACCTGAGCGGGATCAATAACTTCAAAAGGACCTGGTGTTGGAACCACAAAGGCATCAAAATTTGATGTGTCAATGGTTACTAAGAAATTCTCAGAATCTAAAACAGCGCTCACAAATCCTTTAAGAGTATTTAGCTGCCTCATACCCCATTGAGGAGGTATCACAAATTGAACCTGGTTTCCAAAAACAAACATATTGTCAGTCGATGTGGTGACTAGAGTTTGAGGCCCTTGTGGATCAATAGCAGCAATATCACATACAAAAGGGTAAAAAAGGCCAGTAGGATAATCTCCAGCATTGCTTTGCATCGTCATAGGTTAATCCTAGCAGCTGCCTCTCGAAAGAGGCAGCCTACACATTATGAAGTTTGTATCATATCTGGAAAGACTGCTCTCCAACGAATTACATCTCCTGCATTAACAAGAAGGGCAGTATTAGAAGCACCTGCATCAGAGACACCTCCAATTAATACACCTTGGCGTGTATTAGCTACATATGCCCCTGGAATGGTAATAGGAGGAGTAAATGGAGGATATCCACTAAATCCAGTATTTTGATCACCTGCTGAAATCACTTGAGCTGGTGTAACAGTAGTTGAAGCGGCACTCGTAGGATATGCAAAAGCAGTAAAACCGACAGAATTCACATTCACAGTGATCGTATTGGCAGTAACAGCAGTCACATATGCTTGTTGAGGTATACCAGTTCTTGTAAGGACTCCCAAACTATCTAGCTGCGTCATTCCCCAAGGAGCAGAAATAGAGAAAAATACCTCTTGTCCTACCACAAAGGAATGGTTAATAGCTGTGGTTACAGTAGTTGTCGTACCGGTAGACACTGCTATGATAGCACTTCCTTCAGGAATATACAGGTCTGGATACAGAAGTTTCTTTGCAAAACCAGCCGTTGCTGCTGCAGCAAATCCTGAGGAATTTACTTCAATTGCAAAGGTGGTCGTACTTCCAACTGTTTTTACAGTATAGACTACGCCGGCAATCTGTAACATGCCTGTAGTACCATAGATTAAAACAGCATCTCCTACGACTAAACCATGAGGAGTTGTCGTTGTTACCACTGCATCAGCAGCTTGAGATACACTACTGATCGTAAGCGTGGGGCCATAGTTATAGGTGCCTGCAGAAATGAAAGAGAAGCCGCCAGTCGTAAGATTGTAATTTCCTACAGTAGCTTCACCACTGGTAGTAGTAGCTGTATAACGAGCTGTACCAGCAGCATCTTCCGCAAAACCAATAGCATATTGAGGTGTATTTTCAGGAGGAGTAGGAGTAGCATCTGCTACAGTTTGCCCCCATCTTGTCTTATTCCAAATTTCAAAAGTATTTGGAATGAAAGGCAAGTTGATAAACTTAGAATTTACACCAGTACCAGTTCCTGCAACAGTAGTAAAATACCCCTCAGCAATCTTGGAATATTCAGTCATGGTTCACCTCAAGCTTGGGCTGGCGTGCAGCGCATATTGCGGATCCATGTGTCCTGAAGGATAGCTTGCGTCTGTGCAAACTTAACCCCAAGGGTACCATTCAAAGCTAAAGGTCCACTGAAAATGGGTGGCCTATACAGTAGCTGAGAGCTATATCCATCTTGCTCGATGTGACCATAGGACTCTCTAGCGACTACCATATTATTAAACACATCTCTTCCCAATATCGCTCCAGCATTGCGCTGTACAGCAGACTCTGAGCTGGTGAATATTCGAATATTGAAGATGGCTCCATATTCCGAATAAATCACATCCTGCTGGTTAGGATAGTTCCAACTACTGGTGAAGTTATCTCCCAATCCATCAAAGTCTGGCTGTAGCTCCGTAGAAGTCAGCATGAAGTATGCTGCACGGATAGGGGAAGATCCAAAGCGGAATTCACCCATCTTTCCAGTCAGGAACTTGAATGCATTGGCAGTATCCAACGAGGCAGCTACATTGGAGCAGTCTCCAGGTGTAATGTTCGTAGGGTTGTCACCATTAGTACCCAGCTTACAGTTGTATACCGAGGTTGCTGAGAGCAAAAAGTCACGCAAAATTATGTCTTCTGCTTGCGCTCTGTTACTTTTGTGACCAACTATTTGGAAATTCCGAAGAGTTGGCGGAGGGTCTTGTTAATCCCCTCTCACGACCTTCATAAGCTATACGCCGTGTTCCGACTATCACATCTCCTTTCGGAGCCATTGGGTTTAGTCTGTCAGCCTGCACGCTTTCGCTGCTTGGCCCTTGTCACCCAGCTGTAGGGCGTCCAAGTCAATTACCAACGGTTTTAGATGCGCCTAAGACGCATCGCGACACCTAATCGCTCTGTCACCCAGCTCAAAACCTATCTGTTACTTTCTGCTATTGGAAACAGCAGCACGACAAAATACGCTTAAACACATTTGTCGACTTGCTATCTTCTTTTTTCAAAAGAGGGACGTTGCTCTCTACATCATGAGCATGCTGATCGGTCACGTCTATGAACTCGCTAAGAAGTATTTTCTCTTCTTGTCCATAAATTTTTCCCCATGAACCAGTCGTATGTTGCGTTCTATCAGCTGTAGATAACATGTTAGCCTCCTCAGCCATTAGCATACTGACCAACGTTTTCCATTTTTGAAATCGTTGGCGGAAGAGCTCTTCGGCATCTCCTCACGAGTTTTATTTTGAACTATAGCTCGTGTCCTGACTGTTGCATGTACCTTAGCGGTACCCCTCGCGCTCAGTCGATCACCCTGCACGGATTTCTCCTGCTTGGGCCTCGTTACCCAGTTCTAGGGCGTCCGAGTCAATCAGCGAAGGTTTAGAGACCCCATTTTTATTCAAATACACTAGATTTTGATAGCATTCTTCTCTAAATCTAAGTTGCTCAGGGTCAACTCCTATTTTGCAATATCCAGTATGGATAAATCCCTTACAAAATGTATGAAGCACTTGGGCATTTTCCTTCTTGAATACCAAGAATGGAATCACCCTGTCCAAAAATTTTAATGCTTCCTCTTTGCCAGAAATATTCCAAGTATAGTGAAATCCATTGGTAGCCGCCTTATTAGTTGCTACGTAGGATTTTCCCCAGGGGATATTGCGTCGTAGAAAATTGATCGCTTTGCAATCCGCAAATGATAACTGAATGACCACTGAATATCGATGATTTTTGACTCCAGGCGTAGCATCATTTTTAGTCTGACGCTTAACACAAAATGAACCATCTGTATCCATAAGACCAGCTACATATGCCCAAAAAGATGGATCTTCATTTATTGCTGAGGCTCTTCTCTTGGAAATCCCAGAAAAATTTCTATCTTCATTGAAAGCAATCATCTTAGCATGGGCTTTCTCTCGGAGATGCACTTCTTCTGGACTCATTACCATTCCTCTCCGGAATGGATGAGCCAAAATAAATTTCAGCAAAAATTCTGCTCTCTCTTTTTTGATGACTAAGAAAGGAATAAGTTTTTCCAACGCGGCATGGCATTTTTCTGCTCCTTGGGCTTTCCATCTATGAAGAGGCTGAGAAAATTTTCCACTCTTTAATAGGAATGGTTTTCTTATACCTATATCTCCTCCAAAAGCATGTAGAAGCATGTCTACAATCTTTTTAGATAGATTAGCGCATTGCAGCATCGCCACATGCCATGGATTTTTAGCACCTTTCTGACGGATGATTGAGAATGATCCATCCCCATCCATTACGCCTGCTAAGTATGCCATAAGATATTCCTGCTTGTCACACATGATGACCTCCGTTATTGAGGACATCATATCAGATTGCAAATATATGAGCAAGTTAAATTATTCCTTCATCAAAATCATTCTCACATCATATCTGTGAGGTATTTTTTTAGGACAAGGGTCTTGGTCCTGTATGACGACCTGCTCATTCAATATTACGCTCGTTCCGTAGAAAGCAATACTAGCATCGATTATCTCTCTAGTAGCTACTTGAGAGGGGGGCTCGATACCGCTGTTACCTAATTGAACCACTGGGGGTTGCAAAGGTACTGGTCGCAGAAATCGCATCGTAGTACCACCTTGACGTGGCATCGAGTACTTTTCTGCAGGGATAATGTAGTTGAAATTTGGCGTAGGCACTGATAAGAGGCCTGGAGCCAGGCTCTGGAGTATCGGTGCGGGCAAATTTGAAGTTGTCGTAATGCTCATTGTTCCTCACGCTAACATCTAGACATGTTAACGGTCAGAAGAGAGAGCCTCTAATGGTGTAGAGGCTGACCGCCTCCTAAAGGCCTTTTTTGTGCAGCCTTTAGTTTTGCATAGGCCTGATCTCGAGCTTCTTTGGAGCGGATATCAAATTCTACTGCTGCTGGAGTACCACTTCCTGGAGGAATGTAATGCGGATTCTTAGCATTTTCCTCTACTGTCTCTCTAATCGATGGTTTAGACACAGGAGCTGATGAATTTCGGCTTTTGATATGCTCATAAGCCAGCTTACGCCGTTCATAGTCATCTGGGATCTGCATCACCGCTTTCAAGAAGACAGGATCCGTTTTCTCCAATGCAACAATATTATTTTCATTCAGCACTTCATCGAAGTCTCGAAACTCTGTACGGAGACGTCCAAGATAGTTCTTTTTTTCGTCTTCTGAGCGCTGTTGCTCATAAGTACGCCTAGCGATCTCCTCTGCTCTCCTCTCAAAGGCAGCTCTCTCTTGCGCAAGCTTAGCTTTTAAGCGATTCGTATCAACATATTCATCAGGCGCATCATCCAAAGGGTCTTTTTCCTTAGGAGTCAACATCTGCTTTAGCTGATCCAATTCATTTCTAAAAGATTCTGCTTGCAACTCGGCTCTTAGTCTGGCTTCACGCTCATTATCGCGTAAAGCCTCTAATCGCCTAAAATTAAGCTCTTTGTCGCTAAGTTCAGAACTCTTTTCAGGAGAGGCGATTTCCTGTTCTGTTACGCCGTCAGTCATATAGTCTCCGTGCTATGGTGAGTAGCAATACACCGATTGCTTATTTGACGCATAAGCCCACGATTGATACATTATAAATTTTTTAACACTATACGAGTTTAAGTGCAAATGTTTGGTCTACCCTCCATGTTAGCCCTGGATAATATCCAATGGGTACGAGAAAATAGCGAAAAGGAATACGCTGAATGTATCCAAAATCTTATTTTGAAAGCTCCATTTGGAAAGCGCAAATTCTATATCTTTAGCTTCATCAAACGAGTAGATGATCTTAGCGGCATCAAAAAGATGTATCATCAACCTCGATTGACTAAACCAGATCCAGTTCCTGGAACAACTTTATTGAGAGTAGATCCTAGTGATCCAGAGATAGCGACTATCATCTGGACTCTTCCTCAAGAAGAAAATTTTGGTATGTATAAAGAAGGAAAAATATTTGGAGATAGATTCGTATATGACTGTGTACAGACCTTCCTAAATGATCCTAAAGCATTCTTACAGCCTGAAGAAGGGGATGCTTCTGAGGAAGAGATACGAGATATTTATCGCTCTATGAGAAATAAAAAAACCAAGGAGAAAAAATCTCCTTGGCCAGAGTAAACAGACGGACTTTGTGGATCAATTCATCTTACGCGGAGGTGGATTTCTAGGCAAATCACGTCCTGTCGCCGGCGTATGTGTATATCCACCTTTCTTTAGACCAACCTTTCCGGCTTCTCCAACCCCTCGATATTTGCCAGCTGTATCCGCATTGCGATGATCATATGGCATATTCGAAAAAACGGGACGTAACATCTTAGTGCCTAAAATCAGGTTTAGGAAGACTGTTATTCGTAGCTTTTACGAATTGACTCTGATCTCGGAATACAGATTCCTCTGTATCAGGATACTTGAATCCTCGTACTTCTCCTGGACGTGCTAGTACTTTACGCTCAGGCTGGGCAGGAAAATAGCCGTCAGAATCCGGCTCTCCCTTATGCATATCCATCTTGCGATCATGCATTGATTTCATGGTTCACCTCTTGAGAAGGTTGTTGAATGTTCTTAGACAAAAGTGCCTCTATAAATGCATTGGACTGAGCTGTCCTCTTTGCATCTACCTTAGCTCTATCTTCAGATATCTCTTCACGTGTATTCAACATCTGAAGAGCATCCATATCTTTCTTGGTCTCATATTCTCCATACTGCTGCATTATCTGTAACAACTTCTCCAAAGCCTCTACCTTAGCTTTAAGAGCCATGCTACGATTTTGCGTAATCTCTGAAAGCCTCTCTTCAAATAGCCCAATATTAGACTCGGCTCTTCCATGTCTTTCCCTAGCCATCGCTATTTCATTGACAGATTTGGACTGCAAATTCTGCAACTGAGCTTCCAAAACAGAATGCTTTAACAAGAGCTCTTGCTGTTGAGCCTTCTGAGCTTCTTGTTGAGACTGCTCAATCGCTGAGATAATCTCATTCTTGCCTTGGATTGTGGCATGCTCAAGCATAAATTTAGCAGGTATAATGCCTCCCAAAACCTCATTAAGACGTATCATCTGTAGGAATTGCTGCTGTTGCTGAATCGTTGTATTTATCCCCTCAGATACTAGTACGTCATATTTTGAGAATGTCTTAGAGAGAAATTCAACATTAGGTTCTTTTCCTAAGATACGTCCTATCTTAGATGGAGACCACTTATTCTGTACAATGCGCTGCTCTAGCCTTCCCAGAAGCTTCAAGGCACAGTCCCATTGGTCAAAATACTTTTGCAAGGTGATAAGGCCTGCACCTTGCTTCAACATTACCTCAATACCAGTTTTAGAATCATCTGCCATGCCCATCAATTCTTGATTCACTCCAGATGTCCTGAAAATCAAATCAGCAAGCTGATCTGCAAGCTGCATATCACTAGGAGGCACTGCATTTGGAATGATTTTCTCAATATCAGTAAGCTCATAGCCAGGTTTGATATGCACATTCTTGCCTTGACCTGCATATGAAAGGTTATCCTCATCAGCTACTGCATTTTCCTTGATCTTCCATCCCGAGTTGATTGAACTTTCGCTAATATCATGGTTGAGGATGATACGTCGATTCATCAAAAATTGAGCATCCCTCATCGATCTTACCAAAGACCTGACTCGAAGATCATATTGGGCTATATGAGGATCATAATTCCAATACACTGGAATCAAAGGACACTCATCAAAGCCAAGAGGATTATGACTGAGATACATCACTTGATCGTTGATGACGACTGCAAGTTTCCAGGTAGGCACCTCTACCTCAATAACTTCGAAAAATCCAGTATTTTGTATCAACTCTTCTAGATTCTTTTCTTTATCTGTATACTCATACGAGATTCCATCATTATGATTATACAAAAGTTTCTTTTTTCTTTTGCTATGATACCAAACATAGGAGAGAACAAGAAGGTCATTCCTAGCTAGATTATAGTTCTCTGGAAGGAAGTAGAATTTTCCATACCTATTCCCATATCCTGACATTGTCCCAATGATATCTGCCTTGTCAGGAAAATAATTCTTAGCCTCTTGCTTTGAGATATACTGCTGACACCATATGAAGTTGCAGTCGCTCATATCAGATTCCCTAAAATAGGGATCCAACAAGAATGAGTTGTATGACCATACCTTCAAGTCCAAAGTACCATTCACAGGATCATCAGTATAATCCAAATAAGGTTGTACCAACACCATTCCAGCAATCGCTGACTGCTCATAAGCAGTAGACATCTTATCCAAAATGCCTCGATAAGAATTTGCATATGTCATCACTTTGGTTAGGTCGTCAGCATATTCCTGATGTGATCCCTCAATGGGTGTATAGTTAATGCTTTTACGATGCTGTCTCTGATAGCCTGTCACCATATTCACAGGCTGCTGGACTAGGTTAAATTGAAAAGTCTGCCAATTGTACTGGGGATAAAAGTTGAAGTAGCTGTTGATGAATCTCTGCTCACCCGCATAAAATAACGTATCAATATTTGCCTGGTTCCATCTTGCCTGCTCTATAGGCTCAAATTTTCCATAGAGATTGTCCATCCAGGTTTTAATATTGCTTTCGTTAGGCTCTACGTCCGTGTCCCACGGAGGAAATTGCATCGGCATAAATGACTCTTTAAAATAAGTTTCCTATATAATAGGGAAAATTTTCTTTATGCACCATTCTCAACCTCGGAGATGATGGCCTATGACCTATTCACTCAGTGGTGATGGAGTCAGTCCTTTACCCACTTTTCCTGTTAGCTCACCTAGAGATCCTCTTCCAACTGATCAAATTAGCCAGAATGGTCAACCATATCGGGTAGGTCAGCAATGGTTCAATAGCGAAACCCATATCATGTTCATTTATTTTGGAGCAGGAGATTGGGTTGAAGTTGCAGCATCTACAGGTGATTTGCTAACTCTAACTGACAATTCTAATAGTTTTGTGTATCCTACCGGAACTGGCAATATAAAAATTGCTGCAGGCGCAGGAATCACTACTACTGCTGGCGTAAATACTCTCACTATTGCATCTGCAGGCGTATCCTTTACATGGAATACTGTAACCAGTGCTACCAACCCAAATACACTAGCCAATGATAATGGATATATTTCAAGCGGAGGTGTTCTTGTTACTTATACTACCCCAGCAGTTGCTGCTGTCGGTAATTCCTTTATCGTTACTGGAAATGCTACAGATTGGTCGATAGCTCCTGGCGCTGGTCAGTCCATTCAACTAGGCCCAGCAAGTGCTGCAGTTGGTATATCTTCTACATTAGGATCAGACACTGTATATATTACATGTATAGTGGCAAACACAACTTTCAAAGTTTTATTCTCATTTGGAAACATCACATTTAGCTAACGAGGCAACATTATGGCTACAGGCAATGCAATCAATGCCAACAGCGCAGGCTTAGTAAGATATGACGGAGCCGGACTTTTTGATGGAGTCACCACCACTGACCACAGTGTACTTATAGGTGCTGCTTCTAATGGAATCACCAGCTTAGCCCTTACCAATGGACAACTTGCTATTGGTAGCACTGGTGCTGATCCATCTGCTGCTACCTTAACAGCAGGAACTGGAGTATCCATTGTTAATGCAGCTGGAAGCATTACCCTTAATGCAGTCGGAGGAGGAATAACCTGGTCTGTCGTTACAGTTGACGGTACATTTACTGTCAATACAGGAACAATTGCCAATAAGGCAGGTACACTAGCCATGGCTCTTCCTGCCACAAGTGCAGTAGGAGATATTATATCTATCACAGGCATCAATACTGCTACGGGATGGCAAATTACTCAGGGGGCAGGTCAACAAATCTTCTTTGGTACAGCCTCTACTACAGCAACCAGCGGATCATTAACCTCTAGCAATATTAGAGACACTGTAACTATCGTCTGCGTAGTGGCTAACCTCACATGGAACGTCATTAGCTCCATCGGCAATATCACCGTCGCATAGAGGATAATATGGCCCTAAACAATGCTGTAAACCTGGTTCCCACGATAAGTGGGACTCCTGGTCAGATTGCTGTTACACAGGCGGCAGGCTCTACTACGGCTACCCTTGCATTGACTAGTCCATTTTTCAATAGCGCTCAACCTCTTTTCTCGGCTTATTTGAGTTCGACTCAAAGCAATGTCACTGGAAATAACACTCCGTACATTATTCCTTTTGACACAGAGCTTTTTGACAATGCAAATAATTATAATCCTGTAACAGGAATCTTCACGGCTCCTGTTACAGCAAAATATTTGCTTGTCACAAATGTGAAATGGCAAAGTGGAGGTAGTCCCTCTACCAATGGCCAAGTACAGTTTAGAACTGGATTCCTATTTCCCTGTTTTTTTAATCCCTTGGTAGCTGCTACCACGACTTTTTTATGGAGTGGATATGCTATTGTGGCCTTAAATTCAGGGGCTACAGCTCGAGTAGAACTTAACAGTCAGGGAGGAACCAAGACAGCTAGTGTCATTGGAGATGGAACTCAAAGAGTATCAACATTTAGCGGCTATCTTTTGCCATAGGAGAAGTTACATATGGCAGTCAATAATTCTGTCAACTTAGCCCCATTAATTACTGGCACCTCTAACCAAATTCAGGTTACTCCCAACCCAAGCACCAATGTAGCTGCTATTGCCCTTACATCTCCGTTCTTCAATACTTCTCAGCCAATGTTTTCAGCATTTCTGAGCTCCAATCAGACAAATGTCAGCGGAGATGGAACAGTCTATCCTATTGTATTTGATACTGAACTTTTTGATCAGGCCAGCAATTACAATAATTCAACAGGAATATTTACAGCACCAGTTACAGCCAACTATCTTTTGATTGGTGTAGTGGGATTTATCTCTAGTTCAGGCGGAACAACAACTGCTCAAATACAAGTGAATGCGACAGCCGCAACTTATCCTCTATTTTTTCAACCTGGAATATCCGCAAGCTTCACCTATATTTTGTCTGGATCATGCATAGTGCCTATGGCAGCAAATGATACAGCCAAAATAGAATTCATCAACACAGGCTCTACATTGACCGCTCGAGTCAATGGAGGCACTGGACAAAGAGCTACTATCTTCAGTGGATATTTACTTCCTTAGGAGGTCATTATGGCCGTAAACAATGCTGTGAACCTGGTTCCAGCGATCAGCGGAACCGCAAATCAAATTGCAGTTTCACAAGTAGGCGCCGCTGCTACCATAGCTCTCGCCTCTAGTGTGATAAACACATCACAACCCATGTTCATGGCTTACTTAAGCGCAAATGCTGTCAATGTAACTGGAGATGGAACCGTATATACTATCCTATTTGATACCGTAAGCATCAACCAAGGAAGCAGCTATAATGCTGGAACAGGTATTTTCACAGCTCCAATCACAGGAAAGTATCTCTTTAGCAGTTCATGTATTGCTGTAACAGGAACAACAAGAACTGCAGTGCAATTTCAAGTAACAAATACAACTATAAATTATCTTTTGCAATATGACGGAAATTCGCCTGCTGCTATCAGAACTGAGACTTTTGGAAACTCTATAATCATTCCAATGTCTTCTGCAGACACATCTAAAATCCAGATCATTGTCTCAGGAGCCGTTAAAGACACTACTGTAGTGGGAGCTGCCGGACAAGTTGATACATATTTCTGTGGCTATCTCTTACCATAAATCTTGGGAGAATCATGGCATATTCCAATCAACTCACCTACGCCCCGCTCAAGAGCTTCAGCTCTGCATCTCTCAGTGGAACCTACCAGGCTGTAGGTACTCCACTTGCATTTCCTGCTGCGATTCTCAGAATCGTAAATAACGGCACTACAGCCGTCACCATTTCGATTGACGGAGTCAATGACCATGATGTCGTATTGAATGCCACAAGCGCACAGTACACGCTTTCTGAGCTAATTCCAGCTACTCTGAATATGGGGTTGAGATCAGGTACTCAATTCTACATCAAAGGTACTGCTGGAACAGGCACCATCTACATTGTGTATCTGTATCAAGTAACGGCGTAAAATCAAAGAAGCCGAAATGTGACTTACATTTCGGCTACCTCCATCCCTGAGTAGACTGCGGCTGCCAGCCATGGCTATTTGTAAAGCCTGGATATGCCATAGGATTCTGCTGCCACTTCTTCTCTTGAGCTTGCTGATACCTTTCTTGCTTGGATATCTCTTTCAAGCATCCCCTAGTGCCGAAATGAGTGTAAAGAGCATATCTTAAAGCATCAATCGCGTGGTCTCTCTGCTTAAGCGGCTTGTCAATACCTCGCTTGATCGAAGATATATCCCACACATAGCTCTCTATCTCTTTGATCAAGTTAAAGCACTCTTTCCCATTGTCTCCCCTGCATATCTTCAAGTCACCTTGCGTAAAAAGAGATCCCACAAACCGTATACCATCTAAGACATCATTCTTAGCAGCAAATACTGGCTTACGATTACGCTTAAGTTCTGTCTCAAAAGATTGTGCTGCTGGATCTAAATAGTAGTTCTGGATGGGATATAGACCAAAAACTCTTTGTAGATCTATTCCAAACTCCATATCCGTCTTCTGACATCCTGTCACTTTGGGATCCCAGTAGTATTCCTTCTCTACCCATATTGCTGGCCTTACATCATCATTGAATCCTACCAAGACCGCAGCAAAAGGGTTAGTAGTGCCATAGTCAATCCCGCAGATATAGTACTTGGCATATGATGGAGGCTGCCTCAAGGTATGAAACTTGGGATCAAAGAAATCATAGACACTACCCTCAGCTAATACCCATTCGCCTTCTATAAATCTGCGATACCATAAGCCCTGATACTCAGATTTTAGGGCATCCACATACGCTTTGCTTAGTGATGGATTGTCCTCTAGAGTAAACTTGAAGACCTTTAGATTGAGCTCACTGGCACGATCCATGAACCCTGTCTTAAGCCAGTGATAGGGACTGTCTGGGTTAGTGGTTGCAAACAACTTCGCATCATCCACTGACAAACGTGATAATAGCATCCTGAAGAAGCTTTCAGGAACAATTGTTGCCTCGTCAACAAGAGCCCCAGCAAAGGTTGATCCTCTAATCTTTCCTTCAGCTCTCTCATCGTTAGCTCCAACGACATACACCTTCTTATCGAATAGAGTGAACTCCCCCAATCCCCTGTTGTACCTAATAACTCCATTGGTAAATTCTTGTAAGGGATTGATGACGTTGTGTAAGACTGTTCTTTCTGACTTGCCACAGATGACATATGCCCCCTCAGGACCATGCCTTAACTCTTCCATGAACCGTAAAAGACAAATGAAGGATTTGCCACTTCTGACAGATCCTTCCAAAATATTGATACGAGCATTTGATTGGTTAAAGCACTCTCTCTGCTTATCTGAGAGACCCTTGTCTAACTTCATAATGCATCTTCTCTCATCTCATCCTCATCATCATCGCTGATTACATATCGCTTCTCATCTTGTCTGATATGTTCCACGAATTGATCAAAGGCAGTAGTCAATGCTTGAGCACTATCTTCAGGGGTCTGCATCTTCCATCCATGGTTGCAGCCTAGAAAGAAGGTTGCAAATCGAGAATTGATGCTTCCATGAGTAGCCCCCTTCGAGTACATGTACTCCTGCCACTCCTTGGCATACAAGTAAGCTTCTTTGAAGCGCTCATGATGCCTTGCATACTGAATCAACAGACTAGGCCTAAACCTATTGGTAAAGGCAAACTCAGCAAGCAGAAAGTTTCTCTCTGATTGCTTATTTGACTCAACCCAATCTACCAATTTGTCTGCTAATTCATTCAACTCTGTACATGATTTTTTCATGCCTGGATAATAAGTAGCCGTCATGATTATCTTCCTTTCAGCATCTTCAGCTTCTTCTTAACTTCTTTGCCTAGATCACACTCAGGATCTCTCTTCTTATCTTCCTTCTCAAGATGCTTAAGACCCTTTTTGACTGAGTCTTCTTTCTTCTCTAATGCTCTGATTAGCTTGTCCATGTTATTTCTCCTTTTTCTTGGATCTTCGTGCTTCAGAATATGCTATGGCTACTGCCTGCTTCTGAGGCTTTCCCTCAGACATTTCTCTCTTGATGTTCTCGCTGAACCCTTCTTTGGTTCTAGCTGCTTTACCCTTGACTAATGGCATGTCTTCATCCCCTTTTGGATAGTTTATAGAGTCTTTCCAGTCTTCGTCCGATACTCCCCATACTTCATGTGCTGAATAGTGTATGGGATTTCCCCAGTCATAGTCAGAAGGATCCCATCCCTCATGCTCTAAATCTTCCATAGTCCATTCTCTCTATCTCAATTTCAGTTCTAGCATGCTCTCCATAGCCTTTCCATACATTCAAATGCACTACTTGAGCATCATCCTTCCAAACAAGGCCTGTGAGAGCATCCAGATACGTCTTTGATAAGTTATCCAAATCAGGTTTTTTTGTGTGATATATCAAAGAATCTTTTGACTTTTTTTGGAGATATTTTGGCAAGGAAAAATAGAAGTATAGATTTACACGCAGCCCACAGTCCACAATACCTTCAACTTCCAATTGCTGCTTGAGGCATCTGATGATCTCTTTCTTTTGCTTGGCTTTGGTATCCCATACACCACCATTTTTAGCTACTCTTGGCCTTGAAGATGCTACAGGAGGCCCTTCGATCTTCAGAGATAGTATGTGCATATAACCCTCAGAGTTATATGCAACTTTACTCATGCTCAAAAGATTATTCAATCTTCTTTACAGTCACATGAAGGCTTGTCATCCTCGAAGTTGATAAATAGCCCCATGAATTCTTTCATATCCTCATTCAGACTTTCTTGAAATGCCACTAACTTTTGGTGAGAATCATCAAGCGCTTTGTTAGTCTCTTGCCTTATTTTATCCCACTTCTCCCCAGCTTCTGGGCATTCTTGACATATCGCACTGGCCATTGCATTTATACAATCAGCCGAATATCTGGAATGAATTCCGTTGTTTTGAATAAGTCCAACTATAAAGTCAGTTGAGCTCATAATCATTTTACCTAATGCTAAAGATATATCAGCGGAAGTAACCAACTTTATATCCTTGCTTTCATCTGGATTAAGCTGATCTGAGCATTCCAAAAGCTTCATGAATTTCTCTTTGCTCAATCGCAGTAAACTGACATTTCCGTTCATGGATACCTTCCCAATGGGTTTATCAAAT